GGTCAATTTACCTCTGCTGGTGGCGTGGTTAACTTTCTGACATGGACAGGTTATCTGCCTTCTGCTGCTCCGGTTCAGGTATTGGTGACTGAAGACGCTGCTTCTAGCGGTGGTAATGTTACCATTACTTTTGAGCCTGCTTTACAAGTGGCACCTGGCCCTAACCAAAACATCACGACTGAAATTGTTCCTGGCATGACCTTTGAGTTACTGCCTGACATTCGTTGCGGTGTTATTACGATGTCCGATCCAATTTTCCTAGCAATGCCTAAGATGAATACCAAATCTCCTTATGCAACCGCTACTGCAACCGACGAAGAAACAGGTGTAAGCCTGCGTACTTATTACGGTGCTGGATTGGGTACTGACTCGAACGGTTATATCTATGACCAAATTTATGGGTATACCGCAGTTCCAGAGTACATGATGACTATTGCCTATCCATTAAACACAGTAACTAGCTAAAGAAGGAGCTTAAAATGACAAACTCAGCCGTATTAAATGCTGGTATTGACTATATTAATGGGATGCAAGTCTCTTGGGTAGATGCAACTACTCTATTGGTTACCGCTGGCCATTGTCGTAATTCAACCAACATAAATGACATCTTTTTGGATGAAGATACAGAAATTGATGCAACGATTAATGGCGCTGGCGGTCTTGACCAAGGGGATTTGGCTAACAACACCTTTTATTATGTGTATGCCATTGGCTCCTCTGTGAAACAAGCTGCGGGCTCCGTAATACTTTCTACAGCGCCCGTAGATTTCACCGCCTATCCAGCGCATTACGATATGTTTCGCTTGATTGCTCGCGGCATCAAAACTGATGGCTCCGCCGAAATCTTGCAATTCAAACGTACTGGCGCAGGTAATTTGCGTAAGCACATGTATGACGTACCTCCTAGTGAATTGGCTGCAGGTAATGCAACTACTTTCACAGATGTGGATGTTGCCTCATCGGTCCCTGTGGGCGGTGTAAACATCTATTTGCAATGCAATATGACTCCCGCAACAGCCGATAACGCTTTGTTCTTACGCGTTAACGGGAGCCCTGCGACTAATGGTCAGGCGCAATTGTATGGCTCTGTTGCTACCAAAATTTCATCGGACAATATGCAAATAATGGTCGATGAAGATTCAGTCTTTGAGTACAAGGTTAGCAACGGTTCAGATGCAGCAACCATATTGGTTCAGGGTTTTGACGATCCACTTTAAATAAAACAGGGGGTGTGCGATGGCCTATACCGCGCAAAAGTTGATTGTAAAATCTCTTTATCGCGCTGGGATATGCTCCCAAGGCTTTCGTGCACCAACTGAAATAGAGATTGAAGAAGGTCTTGATTCTCTAAACGACCTTTTCTCCGAAAAAACAGTTGATAACGCTTTAAATCCCTATTACACCGAATATTCGCTAGAGGTGGAAGAAGGTGTAGAAAGCTACTTTATCGAAAACTTAATTGAAATAGAAACCATTACATTTAACCTTAATCAGGTCAGATATGGTGTTCGTAAAACGGGCCGTAACAAATACTTTGGCTCCCCGCGCGCTAATAACATTAAATCTTTGCCATTTAGTTGGCACTTAGAGCGCGAAAAAGGGGGTGCAAGATTATTCTTATATTGGCTTCCAAACCAAGCCTATGATTTTACTATCTGGGGTCAATTCTCACTTGGCTCTGATAATGTTTTAACAACCGATTTATCCCTTACCTACGATAGATTCTATATAGCCTATCTTAAGAATGCAGCGCTTCCAGAAAGGTTGTGCCTTGATTTTGATATGGAATTACCCGCCAATGTTGCAAAGGCAGTGGATTATTACGATGGCTTAATGAAAAAACAAATATCGCCGATGGACTTGAGCATGCAGAAAGTCTCAACGCTTAACCGCGGTCTTGTTATTGATTACTTCCAGTATGCCAACCTTGGCAATGGGTATGTGCCTACTGGGGGTATATATTAATGGCAGCAGCAGAGCAACAAGTTCCCATCCAGGTTGTAGGCTCCTCTACATTTGGACGATACAATAAAATATCCGGCCGGAAGGTTTACAATATGTTTGAATCGGATGGTTGGATGGTTCCTTATTGCGGCTGGAAAAAGATTGTCGAGCTTTTATCAACCAGCGGGTCGGAGGTTATTCAGGGCAGAGGGTTTTTCAGAAGCATTCGCGGAAATATTGCGGTTGCCGTTATTAACTCGACCGTTTGGAAATTAGACCCGAATGCAGGTGCTTTGTTTATTGGCAATCTTGCTACCTCAAGCGGTCCCGTATTCATGGATGAGAACCTGAATGCTCAGATTGGCATTGTAGACCAGTTAGCGCTGTATATATTTAATCGAGATACAAATGGCTTAACAAGGCAGGCGAGTGTTACTGATGGCGGAACAGTTCCGGATGATTTAACACCCAACTATATTCGCTTTCACAATAATTATTTCTTGATAGGCAATAACAATACCACTGCCAATGGTGCAAGGTGGTATGCATTTTCATATCTTGATGCAAATAATGTTTCTGTGGCAAATGGCGGTCAATTGGCGCTTGAGACTAAAGCAGACTTTGCAAGAGCCATTATCCCGCTTCCTGGTCGTGGCAATAATGTGCTCGTTATGGGGACTGCTGTTACTGAGGTTCAAAATAATGCACCACTTGTCTCAAATGACCAGGTTTTGCTTTATCAACGCGTCTCTAGCATTAACATCTATTACGGCGTGTTAAGTGTCAGCACGATTGCCTGGTCTGAGACTTTTGTTATTTGGCTTGCGGTTAATGAGAAAGCAAAGCCTGTCATTATGCTGTTTGACGGACAGGGTGCCAGACCAATATCAACCGATGGTATTAACCATCAATTAAGCGCTCTTGTTCACCCAGAGAGGTCTATCGGTTTTATATACGAAGAAGACGGGCATACTTTTTACCAAATAACTTTTTACTCTCCAGAAGACAATTTAAGTTTATTTTGGGATTTTAATTTAGAGAAGTTCTACCACACCAGCGACAATGAACTTAATTACCATCCAGCAAGACAGGTTGTCTACATAGGAAATCAAAACTATTTCATATCGCTTAATAATGGTGCCATCTATGAAATGAGCACCATGCTTACAACTTATGATGAGAACATAGTTCGCCCTGGAAATTCTAATTATGATGAATCCTTAAACCACGTAATCCCAAGACAGATTGTTTGCGACAACTTTATGTTGCCTGGTGGGCCTGATATTTTTCGCGCAAAACGTTTATACCTACCTATGGAGCAAGGGGAAGATGCGCGCTTTTCAAAATTAAAAGCCCTGCAATCATTCTTTAGCCCAATAATAACGGAAGAAGGCGAGAACATCATTACAGAGCAAGGCGAGCAGGTTATTGCGGAAAATTCAAATGGATTAAATCTTGGCTATGAGCCTGGCATTGATTTTTCTTATTCCAGAGACGGTGCTGCTACATGGACGCGCGAGGTTAGAAGCATTCTAAATTTTTCAGCCATAAGGCAGAACATAACCAGATGGATTATTAGGGATAGATGCAACAGTTTTACAGCGAAGTTTAAGTTTTGGACTAAAAGTCGCATCGTTGTTCATAACGCATTTTTGATGATATCGAGGTAGAGATGGCAAATATTCCAGCATATCAACAAGGCATGGACTTAGAGTATTACCACCAAGAGCTTAATGCAAGTTTACAGCAAAATATTAGCGACAATGGAATGGTGATGCCATCTCAGTCCGCTACTGCGATTAATAACCTTGCAACATCGCCTACGGCTCAACCAGGAACATTCTGGTACGACACAACCAATGACAGGTGGGTAGGGCGTAAAGCAGATGGGACGCTTGTGTCATTAAATGAGACACCAATTTAGGAGATAACAAAATGTTTGGTTTTGGCGGTGGCCCTGATTACGATAATCCAGCAGATGATGCAATGCCATACTTGGAAGCAATTCCAGGCACAGTAACGCCTTATTACAACCCTTATATCAATCTTGGTAAGGGCGCTGCACGCGTTTCTGCACCTGTTTACTATCAGCAAATAACAGACCCTCAAGGTTATTACAATGACATGATGTCGGGCTATCAAACATCAGATGCCTATAAATACAACCAGCAACAAGCGATGGCGCAACAGCAAGCAGCGGCTAATGCAGGTGGTTTTACTGGGACATCCTACGACCAGGCGAACCAAGCGGCCACCACACAAGGTTTGTTAGCACAAGACCAACAACGTTATTACAACAATGTAACAGGTGCTCAACAACAGGGATTAAACGCAGGGATGCATTACTTTGACACGGGTTATCAGGCATCTAATACCTTGGCGCAAATGTTGGGGCAGAATTTGGCAGCAGAAGCGGGGCTGCAATATCAAGGGACGGCTTTTGAAGACCAATTACAGGCGCAACAAAGACAGAGCCGCAATTCATTGTTAGGAACGACTCTAGGGGTTGGATTTGGTTATGGCAATAGCCGCAATAACTCTTATTACCAGCCTTATGAGCCCTATGACTCTGGGTCTTCCATATCTGGCTATAGCAATCATTACTAAGGGATAAAAGATGGCAATACAATATCCTGATTTTAGAGCAGATCCAAATTCGGTACCTAATGCTGGCGGCTGGCAGAATGTTATCTCTAATGTGCAAAAAGGCTATATGTTATCGCAATTGCCTGCGCAGATGAAAATGCAAAGAGCATTGCAACAGGCGCAATTACAAAAAGCGCAGCAGGATGTTTATTACAATCCACAAATACAAGAATCTCAGCTAGGATTGCAAAGAGCGCAAACTGAGGGAGAAACGCTTAAGAATAAAGCTTTCCCTGAATTAAATGCCGCACAATTAAAGCAATTAGCTGCGGAGACGGGGTTAGCTCAAGCCAATACTGGTTATGCACAAGCCAATACCCAGGAAGCGCGCGCCAGAACTGGATTGATAGGTGCTCAAACAAGTGCCGCTAATTTAGAACTGCAAAAACAAAGGGCTTTCTTGAGTATGTTAGGTGGTCCTGGGGGCGGCGCAGCACAAGGAGCGCCTCAGCCAGGACCACAACCTATGCAGTCACCGCAATATCAACCTGGACAAGGTCAAGCTCCTATCGCTAATCAATCAACACAAATACCTACGCAGATGATGCCTCAAGGACAGCCTCAGCCACAAGCTAATCCCGTGACAATGCCAGATGGCCAGGTTGAATCGACAAATGCACTTTTGCCTAATCAATCCGGTATGCGTGTCACCAGCCCTGGAAATCCTTCTCTATACAAGGTAGACCAACAATTTTATGACAATCCTTGGGCTAAGGAATTATTCAAACAATATGGGTATGACCAAAAGATAACGACCTCTATCGACCCAAATAGCGGTATGGCGATTACGACTACTACGTGGCCATCTGGGCGTACTACGGTGAACGCGACACCATTAATTGATAGGGCAGCAATAGAGCAGCAAAAGGCTATTGGTCAAGCTTCTGGCAAGAGCTACGAAGAGGTAACAAAAGAATTAGATTCAACTATTAAGATTCAGCAAAATTTAGATAGGTTGACCAACTTGACAAAAGACCCTGAATTTTTGAATTCAACTGGCCCTGTAACTTCTTTCTTAAATGGAAAATGGGGTCAGGGCTCTAAAGAGGCTAATCAAATAACTGCTGATATTGATGCATGGTCTGGTGATATACAAGCCGATATGATGGCAAGAATACCAGGGAATGCGGCTAAGGCCAAGATTAATTTTATAGGTAGTTTTAAACCTAAGTCCAGTGACCCCCCAGATGTAATGGCTGCTAAGGTTGATGCCTTAAATCAGTCTAATAGATGGTTAAAGGATTATGATTCTTATGTTGCTAAATCTTTACGCGAAGGAACCCCTTATGATGTGGCAACTCAACAAGCGGAAAAGGCGATACCTTTTGACAAATATACTGGATCTGCCAAACAAAATGTTGCTCGCGCCGAATTGGCTGTTAAATATAAGCAGCAAAAACTGCCTGTCTCTTACGTTGATAATGGTCAAGGCAGCAAAATGCCCGTTGTCATGGTAATGGATAAAAGCGGTCAAAGACATGGAGTTCCTGTCGATCAATACGAGACCTATATGCGCCTCATGAAAGGGGGTAAATAATGCTAACGCAAGACCAAATCCTAAAACAGGTGGGCGCCATCCCAATGGGCGAATCTCAAGATGTTTCTTATCAAGGAAATGCGCAACCACAAGGGCCTTCATTTATAGATAAAGCGCGCAATATCGCTAATGCTACGAGAATTCCTGCCGCAGGTGCCGGTATTGCCCAAGGCCTTTATGACACCACAAAATCAGTAGCGGACTTAATGCCTGGAACATCGGCCTTTGGACTTGCAGGAAATATTGCGGGAGACAAAGGAGCAACACTGCCCAAAATAGATTTATCACAATATGTACCGCAAGACGCTATTACAAAAACGGCTTTTGATGCTGGACAGATTGCCTCAGGAATTGCAGGTGATACAGCGCTTTATAAACTTGCTGGGAAAATCCCAGGATTAGCATCGCAAAGACTTCTTCCTGTAGCAGCTCGCGGTGCTGCAGCTGCTTATGCTGGCGGAGAAAACCAGCCAGGCGGAAGAACTGGTGCCGCAGCATTAGGAACAACATTAGGCCCATTAAGTGAATTAGGCTCAAGCTCTATTGCAAAAAGAATTGTTGGCTATAGCAACGATTTGCAAAATGAATTGGGAGCTGCTTACCAATCAATTTTTAAAAAAGCCTCAGACAAAGGCATTAAGAACGTAGGCGTCCCAGCTATTAATGAGGATATCATTAAATCATTTTCTGGCAATAAAGATGTTCTTAAGAGCGTCAACAAATTTCAGGATGCGCCAACACTTGAAAATGCCCATAAAGCTCAAAGTGATTTAGGGAAAATGCAGCGTGAGGCTGAAAGTTCAAAAAAGTTTAAAGAAAGCCGAACCATGGATAGCTATAAAAACAATATAGAAGCTATCGCATCTATGCGCAACAATATTCAGCAATCTATTCATCATCAATTGCAAACAAACGGCGCGCAAGACTTATCAGATGCATATCAACAAGTAAATCAGCGCTATGCAACAGAGCTAGCACCTTATTTCAAGTCTTCTATTCGTGATTATCAGAAAGGAAAGACAACTGCGCCAAAAATGCTGCAAAGCCTGCGCTCTAATGGTGACTTTATGCAAAACGCTGCATCT